GGCGCTGGCAGTGGTAGACTGCAACACGTTGGCGTCTAGCCCCTGAGACGCCTTTGAGATGCCTGTGCGGGCCTCTTTGACCTGATCCATGTATTGCAGGACGGGGAACGCCTCGCGGCCAACAAATGGCATCGACAGCGGCTGCACCTGACCGGCTTGGCGCTGGCGGATGATGCTGCCGACCTCTGTGTTCATAACGTCATCTAAGTTAACCATGCCCTCTGTGACAGCCACGCGGGGGTGTATGGACATGGCCAAGCTATCCAGCGTGTTACGCATGATGACAGACTTGATCCGCTGGATGTCCATGACGGTATCCGCGACGCTAATACCGAAGAAATCGTGCGGCTCTGGATCTGGGCAGAACGTGGCGAAGGGGGCCATGTCAATTGGCTCGTTGTTCAGTATCTTGTTGCCGTCGCCCGCCGTGCAGATTTTGCGCAGCTCCGCGATGCCGTCGTTGTCATAATCAACGCGGATATAGTTTTCGACATAAAGCACCTTACGCATCGCCGGATCGTTGCGCTCGTTCATCTCGTTGGTCAGCGCAGGGTTGCGCGTGTAGCGCTCGACGTTGGTGTTCATGTCGTCGTAGGCGGATGACATGCCCGCGACCTCGTCGTAGTCATATCCCATCGCAACCAGCTCTGAGACGGTCACAATGCGCCTGTGGGCGACGTAATCTGCTTCCGCGATAGATTTGGCCTCGCGGGAGATTAACAGCTCCTCGGGCGGCACAGCCTCCAGCTTAACGCGTCCGTCGGGGCGCGTATATTCCACGCGCACGTCGTGCATCATCGGAGGCGGCAGCATCTCACCCGTCATGGGGTTTAGCGCGGGCTCGCCGACAGGCATAGACGCCTGCACGGTGATCATGGCGTCGGGGTCAGCGGCAAGCGCCGCCAACGCGTTGTCGTCGAGGCCGGTGTAATTGTAGGCGTCAATCGTGGTCTGGTCATCCCACCAACACTTGAGAATGCCAACCTTGCGGATCAGCGCGTCCTTGAACGCGGAGTGCATGGCCAAGAAGCCGTTGTTGTCGCGGTTGATGATGAAATTCGCGTAGTCGGTCGCCTGCTCCGCCGCCGCGATGTCTTCGGGCCCCTGCGGAGAATATTCGACGGTGTTATCGGTGCTATGGAAGATCCGCATCAAGGATGGCAGGATGGCTTGTACGGTATCGCGTACGTCCATGCTGACCACTTGGCTGCGCCCGTCCTCTTCATCGCCAAACGGCTCGCCCCGATAATACTCGGTCGCCTGCGCGCGGATCGGCGAGATGTTGTTGTCGATGTAGTCAATCGCGTCGTCGATCTCCTTGCCGACAATGCCCTGCAGCTCGTCGTCGCTCATCACGTTGGGGTCGATTTCCTGCTCCAACTCGTTGACTAGGTCGTTGATCTCATTTTCCATCTTCATCAACCTTTCGCTGGTCTGACTTTTTTTTCAATGCGGCAATGCACTGCGCTTTAAAATCTCTAACTTTAATCATTGTAGCCCAGCCTATTCATTTCTCGCAGCAATATGTCATAAGCCTCGTCATACTCAGCTTTCTGGCCGCCCTGACCGCTCATTGCTTTAGGGGTAAACTCAGGGTCGCGCACCATAAACACAAGATCCGGCCTGCCTTCGTTAAATCTAGCATTGGCCTTCATAAATTCATCTACGGCCTCGTCTCCGATTTGAGCCCTAAACATTTCTTCGTCAAACCCAACGCGGGAAACTGGTTTAAACCCAGCCTTGCCGTAAAGATTGGTAAGTTCAGTGTCAAACGCGTTCAAGAACACCCCGCCATCATCCTCAGCTCGCATCAATGCTTTGCCAGCAAAACCTTTCATTTCGGAGTCTTTGTTCTTAACCAGCGAGACAATTTCGCCTTTTGGTGAAATTGCATACCCAGCGTCAGCATTTGGGGAAGCCGTCATGCTCATACCCTTATAAGCTTCTGGCTCGTAAACGCTAACCTGATACCCAAGCGGCCCCTGACTATCCTGAGCCTCGGCTAAAATGCCTTGAAAATATTTTCTACCTTCTGGCGTCTGCGGTATGTCAACAAGCTCCGGCGATTGGCGCGCGTTTCTATATGCTGCCTTTAAGCCAGCGCCGCTTCCACCAATATCTAAAATGCTTAGTGCCGCATTGCCAAGCGCAGCGCCACGGTTCCCCTGCGCCGCCTGCGTAAAAGCCTCTCCTGCCATCAACCCTCCAGCGACCACTGGCGTTGCGTTGGCAACGCCAAGCGTTTCCAGAAATGGAAGCTCCGACTGTGGTCGCGCAAATGGCCTGCCTAAAATCCCTTCACTGGTGCGGCGCGCCATGTAAGGTGAAAGCCCCGTTCTCTGCAGGCCAGACGTCAGCCCCTGACGCGCGCGATCAACAAACCCTTCGGGCGGTGCAGCGGAAAGACGCGCTGGCGGGTTGGTCACAGTTACTTTGCCTGTCACAGCGTCTTGGATGACAACAGAACCGTCCGGCTGCGTGTAGTACCTATTCTGCATCTTCATCCCGCTCTTCTGTAACCTTAACGTGATATCCACCCTCGAATGATCCGTCTTCTACCTTACTGATGATTTCTATGTCAAAAGACGGGTCATCCTTAAATAAAGACATGCCAAAATCGCCCATTTTCATTTCATACGTTAACGTGATCATTGGATGCCCCTATCTTGAAAATAATTCAATATGTCAGATTGATTCTGATTTTGCTGAACCATTCCCGCAGCTCCCAAGCCAAATATGGGAATTGATCCGCGCACCATGCCTTTTACGACGTCTTGCGGCTTCATGCCCGTCACTGAGCTTGTGCGCTCAATGGCTTCGTTTACGAACTGGATCATCGGTTTTCCGATTTTTCCTGATCCGCCATGCCATGCAACCTCTTGGAACCCCATAGGGGTGGTGCGATTTTTATCAGCCAGCTCCATGGCCACTTCTTCAACAGCGCCATATGTATTGGGGACTGGCACATTCATGTTGTATCCCATTGTCATCATCTGCTCGTCCATGGTGGCTCGATCAGCGGCGCCTTGAAAATTTGTTGAGAAATTAAACCGCTTTGGGTTGGTTCTGGGGTTTATCTCTCCGGCAGCCTCAACCTTTCTGGCTTGAGCGGCGTTTGTGCCTAAAAACCTACCGCCAATAGGGTATGGGAAGTCAAACGCCTTTTCCGGCAGGTTTGCGCCCTGCACCTTTCTGAAATTGTCATATGTAGCCATAAGCAGGTTTGCCGTTGGGTCTGCGCCGCCAGTCCATGCCGCCATCGGGTCAGCGAACATCGCCGTAAACATCTTGCGACCCTGCTCTGGGCCATATTCATCGATGAACTCTTTTTCGAGCTGACCCATAAAATACCAGCCTTGCGTCTCGGGGATATCCAATCCTTTTAGATATGCCTCTTGCAGCCGCTTTTTGCTTTCTGGGTTGTTGTAAATTTGTCTATATTTTTCAATGGTTTCCTGCTTCGCGGGTAAAACCTGCAGCGTTTGATTTGGCTGCGAAGCAATTGGGTAGTTTTGCCTATCAACCGGAAACCTCTCAGAAACGTCAAAATACGGGTCATAGTCACCGGCGTTAACCCGTTTGACCGCAGCATCGCGAGCCTTCTTCACTTGCTTTGCCTCTGGGCCAAGCTCCTTAGCGAGATATTCTTTGCCCTTTTTCTTGTCAAACTTGAGAACAGGCGGCATCACTTCTGGGTATCTGCCACGCATTGCCGCTCTGATAATATCGTCCAGTATGCTCATCTTAACACTTCCACCTTCTGCGTGCTGCCTTGCCGCGTTCACCCGTCCAGCCGCGTGAGCGGGCGCAGAACGACTTTTTACGCGCTTTCTCTGATTTCGTTTTGGGGTTTGGCGCGGGGGCTTTTAACTTGCTGCCGGTCGCCTTGTTATACTTCGCGCGCCCCTTGGCGGTCAAACCGCCGCCACGCTTCACCGAAAGCTTCTCGCCGCGCCCAACAGATAAGCTTGGGCCTGATTTGCGTTTGGTCGCCATTACTTTTTCTTCGCAGGCTTCTTCGCGGTCTTCGCGGCCTTCTTAAACGCTTTGGCGGTAGGCGCGCCCTTGCTGCCAACTTTGCGCATCTTTTCCTTTGACCCCGCCGCGATGCGCTTACGCTTCGCGTGGATGTTTGCATATAAACCCGTCTTAGCCATCTACGCTCCTTCGCCCCACTGGACGCACTTGTAATCGGTTGCGCGGTACGCAGGAAACATCTGCCGCGCGTATTCGAGCCCGCTTGGTATGGACTGTATGCACTGGCTCTCGCTCTGCATCACGGGGCTGCCAAACGCAAAACAACCGCCCTCAACGCTGCAAAGCAGAAGCAGCGCCGTCCACATCACTTCTTACGGGCGGGCATCTTCCGCTTCGTCGTTGTGCCGTACTGCTTCTTCTTTTTCATCGCAGACGCTGCAGCTTTCTTGCCAGCGGCTGTGTACGGGAACTTTTTACCACCTACATTTGGCATCGCAATCTCCATAATATCTTGCGATATAATAACATTAAAACGCCAAAAAGAAACCCCGCGCGCTGGGAGGGGCGCAACGGGGTCAAGTTGTGCGGGTACAGGGAGGAAAACCCGCGATGAGGTACAGACGTGGACATGAAACCACTCTGAGCAAGACCAAGGTAAACTTTTTTCAGAGAAAATGCAAACCCGCCCCTAAACGACCCCGCGTATGCCCCTGCGAAGGGGCGCGCCCCACCCGCCAACCTTGGAACCGAAATGCATCGCCGTGTGGTCTGTCGCCAATGACAGGCACACGGCGTCGGCGCGATCTGGCGAGGCAACGCGCCGCTTCTTCATGCTGTCCTTGCTCTCGACCTGCATCTTGCCGCTTGACGTGAAGTGATATCGCGGCGCTGCCAGCTCAGCATATAACGCGTCGTCACGCGGCAGCTTAACATCCATACCCTCCAGCCACGCCTTCGCCTTGAACCACAGCTCCGCGCGCAGGTTCACATATGTCTGATTGGCGGCGGCGCGCTCCGACACGTTCAACCCGCGCGCCGGAAGCCCCACCTCACGCAGCCGATCCAACACGCCTGCGCCGAACCCGTTGCTATCCACGATGATCTCCTGCGGGCGCTTATCCGCTGGCAGCGCGTCATATTCCGCCTTCACGGCACCCGTAAGCTGCATCAAATCGAGGTTACGCCACACGCTGAGCGGATGCACGACGGGCCCCTGACGCTTGGCCAAGACAGACGCATCGCCGCCCTGACGCGCGACGTCCAGACCCCATATGCTCGCCGTATTCTCATGCACACGCACGTCGCTGGCCATGGCAGCCTCGATCAGCGAGACGGGTATCACCGTGTCCTCCTCGGATGGCGGGAAATTGCCAAGCACGCGCACATGGTAGGCGGGGCTATCGATTCCGTAGCGGCGCTGCATATCCTCCACGAAGTCTTCGCTGACGCGCGGGCTATCCACACAGGAAACATGCATCGTGTGCCAGTCGTCGCGCAGCCGGTTGTGCGTCTCGTAGAAGAACCCCGTGTTACGCGTGGGGTTGCCCGTCAGCACCGTCGTCGCGGTGTGGCCGGACATCGACCCACTGGCAGCCTCAAACACCGCCTCGGGTATCCCGCTGGCCTCGTCAGCAAGCAGCAGCACCGAGGGGCTGTGAACGCCGGCCAGCGCTTCGGGCTGCTCCGCCCGTGACGTCCTGCACGATATAAACGTGCTCTCGGGGTGGCTCTTCAGCTCAATCCGATCAGACTTCACCTCCAGCAGGCTGTCAAACGGCGGCTTCAGCTTCTTGGCCAATGCCTTCATCTCGGCGAACAGCGCGTCAAATAGCTGCGCGCTGGTGGGCGCCGTGACAACCGTCTTGCTCGGCACGCGCATCAACACGTGCCACAGAGCAGCCATGGCGACGCCGGTACTTTTGCCGACGCCGTGGCCGCTGCGCACGCTCACGCGGCGTATGGCAGGCGCGGAGACGGCGTCCAGTAGCTCAACCTGCCACTCGTCGGGCTCGATGCCAATGACTTCCTCGGCAAAGCGCACGGGGTCATCACGATAGCGGCGCATGAGCGCCAGAAACGGGTTATCTTGGGGTGCGG